GAAGAAAAGATCCGCTTACTTCTTATGCGAGCCATTTTAGAAGAAGATGCCGCAAAGGCTTCAGAGCTAGAAAAGAAACTTGAAGACATACAAAAAAAGAACGCTCAAATTGCTGCTGATCTTGCACTTATTATTGCAGCTAAAAATCCATTTGCTTCATGGGCAGGTAGTTTATCTTTAGCTTTAATTGAACTAGGCAAATATGGCAAAACAATGGCCGACATTTCGAGCACTACTTTTATCCCAGGTGTTAATTACAACCCTAGTCAAAATGCAGACCGCAATTATGACAACAAGCTTGACGCAGTAGTAGGTGCAATAACCAATGAAGCGGCAGCCACAATAATAGCTGATACAGGAACTAACAATTTACCAACTCCAAGTGCAACCCCTACCCCAGTTAATACGAACCCTTTTGCTTTCTTAGGTGGATTATCTGAACTCTATGGATTCTCAATGCCAAGTTCTACATCAACACCAGCACCAGCACCTACAATTATTGTCAACAACAATGGTTCTGTAATTATGCAAGATGAATTTGTTACAGCTGTGACTGATGCAGTCACAATCGGTTTAGGTACAGGATTAAAAATAAAACCACCTGGATCATTACCGGAATTTGAGTAATTATGACACTCCCAGTAATTAACGCCATTATCAACTTTTCAACAGGTGCTGGCTTTGCCTCGCCTATGATTTTAGATTCAGGCGTTCTGGGAGTCAATGCTCTTGCCGATAGCACAGCCGTTACAGTCGATGTTTCTAGTGTGGTTGATTCAATCAAAACTCATCGCGGTCGCACAGCTCTTTCAGACATATTCCAGACTGGCACAATGAGCCTTCGCATTATTGACCAGAATGGCGACTTTAACCCGATGAACCCATCATCGCCCTACTATGAACTTTTAAATCCAATGCGTAAGGTAACTATTACTGCTAGTTACGAGGGAACTACTTACCCAATCTTTGCAGGTTACATAACCTCATATAACACAACCACCCCTAAAGATGTCGGTGAAGTCGTTTACACAACTATTCAAGCAGTCGATGGCTTTAGACTATTTCAGAATGCCCAGATAACAACAGTGGCAACTACTCCAGCAGGTCAAACTACTGGCACTCGTATTGGCAAGATCCTCGATGCAATCGGTTGGCCTTCTGGCATGCGTGACATCGATGCTGGGCAGACCACAGTTCAAGCAGATCCTGGCACTCTTAGAACTTCCCTTGGTGCAATGCAGCTAATCACCAGCACTGAATATGGTTCTTTGTATATGGACGGATTCGGAAATATTGTTTTCCAAGACCGCCAACTTACTTCTACCAGCGTGGCTGGCACTCCAGTAGTTTTTAATGACGATGGCACTGGGATCTCTTATAACAATGCCCTCTGGAAATTAGACGATACTCTAGTATTTAACAAGGCCAGCGTTACTCGTACTGGTGGCACACCTCAGGTGGCCTTTAATCAAGATTCGATCGATAAGTATTTCTTGCACTCATACCAAGAGCAGAACCTCCTAATGGAAACAGATGCGGAAGCCCTAAACAATGCTCAAGCCTTTGTTGCATCTAGGCAAGAAACTTCGATTCGTTGTGATGCAGTTACTCTGGATCTCTACACTGCCAATTATGATGCTGGCATTACTGCTGCCTTGGATCTTGACTTCTTTGATCCAATCACAATAACCACAACTCAACCGGGTTCATCGACCCTAACCAAGACTTTGCAGGTATTCGGCGTGTCACATGACATCAAACCGAGTAACTGGAAAACCACATTAACCACCCTAGAACCCATCATCGAATCGTTCATTATTGGAACAGATTATGGGATACTAGGCACTAACACACTTTCTTACTAAGGAGAACAAATGGCAGCTGGATCAGGCTTTAAGACTTTTGCGACAGGAGATGTTCTAACTGCCGCAGACACTAACGGATATTTAATGCAGGGTGTCTGGGTATTCGCTGACGCGGCTGCTCGCGATGCAGCTGTAACGAGCCCACAAGAAGGTAACACCTGTTACCTGAAAGACACCGATGTTATTCAATGTTATTCGGGTTCGGCATGGGTTCAAAAGTCTGCTGCATCTAGTGGCGGTGCGGGTATGACTTTAGTTAAAAGAGCATCGTTTTCAGCTGTTGCAAGCACCACAACAACCTTTGATGGCGTATTTACTAGCACTTATGATAATTATGTAATTGTTGCCGATAAAGTTTATGGCAGTTCCGCAAATGCCAATTTGCAATTTCAATGGCGAGTAAGTGCAGCTACTCAAAACGCAGCGGGCTATTATGGTTCCAATTTTGGATATAATTTAGGCGGAACTTTAATACTAAATGCACAAAACGCACAAACATCTTTAGCAATTTCACAAGTTGGTGGCGACGCAGACGAAACTACTGGCTTTAATTTAACAACAAATAAAGTTGTTAGCTCTAATAAACCGCAAATTTTTGGCACAGCCTACGAAGGAAATAGAGCAGTACCGCTGGTTGCAGGTGCTAAATACAATTCAACAATAGCAGCTGATGGTTTTATCTTATCTCTATCAACAGGCAATATCACAGGTACAGTTTCCGTCTATGGATTGGCTAAAGCATAATGACTACTAAAGCAAATATCATTTCTCAATTAAAAGCCGAATATCCAACACTAAGAGTTGGAACAGAAGAAGATGGTTACACTGAACTTAATGCAACAGAATATGCAGACCAGATTGAAATATGGGCTGATCAACTATTGTTGCAAGAATTAAAGACTGCTGAAGAAAAGGCTGCTGCTGATGCTAAAGCTGCACTATTGGCCAAACTTGGCATTACTGAAGATGAAGCAAAGTTGCTTCTGGGATAATGAAGCCTCGTTTATCTAAGTGCGCAATCCAGTTAAGAGAACAGATTGACGACACCTTCGGAGATCGAGATCGAACTTCTGATGGTTGGATCGGCGATACTCGACACAGCGCGCGCCCTTCAGATCACAATCCTGATGCTAACGGCTGGGTTCGTGCCATCGATGTCGATCGAGATCTTTCAGGCAAGGCTAAACCAGACCTCATGCCAGATCTTGCGGATCAGATTCGTGTCTTTGCAAAGTCTGATAAGTCAAAGCGCATCAGCTACATCATCTTTGACGGCAAAATCGCCAGTCCAATCCTTAAATGGAAATGGCGCAAATACACAGGGATTAACAAACATGTTAAACACTGTCACATCTCGTTTACGCAAGCGGCTGACCTTAATGGTGAGTTTCTTCAAATACCTATGATTGGTGGAACACAATGAAAGATCTACAAAACGCATTAGGCTCATGGGGCAGAGCATTCTTAGTAGCAGTTATCTCAATGTATGCAGCTGGAGTTACTGAGCCAAAGGCCTTAATCGCTGCTGGCATTGCTTCAATTATTCCACCAGTATTGCGATACTTGGATCCTAAAGATGAACTTGGAAGAAAATGACACAAGCCGAGTTCTTTCAGCTCTATATTGCCACGCTTGTGACAATCGGTGGATTGGCTGGTTATGTGATCACACACTTACTCAGCGAGATCAAGCGACTCAACACACGCGTTGATGAGATTTACAACATACTTTTAGAACGCTAAAATAAACCATGGCGCCACGCAAAGCTAAAGCTTTAGAGGATCAGGGTTACACTCCACTTGAGGCTTACTGTATTGGCTTGAACGAATACTATAAGGCTTTGCGTAAGGCTGGCTTTGCGACAGATATTTGCATGTCATTGCTTATGGATCCTTATTCATATCCTGATTGGATTCTGCCTAAACGCATCAACGATAATCCCAGCAGAATGCCGGACTTTTATCCCGACGATGATGAGGATTAATGAAAAGAACCATCGTAGTTCCAGACTTACAAGTCCCATATCACGATGAAGTAGCAGTTAAAAATGTTTCAAGTTTTATTAAGGCGATTCGCCCCGATGCTGTGGTTACTCTCGGAGATGAAATCGATCTCCCACAAATCAGCCGATGGACGGAAAACAAGCCAGGCTGGTACGAGCAAACCCTAGCTTCTGATCGCGACATGACGGTCGATGTCCTTTGGGAATTGACCCAGCATGCCAAAGAAGCCCACATGATTAGGTCTAACCACACTGATCGACTTTACAACGTGATCATGAACAAGATCCCAGCATTCTTGTCATTACCAGAACTTCGCTTTGAAAAGTTTATGAAGCTCGATGAACTGGGAATCTCTTATCATAAGAAGCCATTTCCCATTGCTAAAGGTTATGTGGCAGTGCATGGAGATGAACAGGCCATCAAACCTACCCCTGGCCTTACAGCCCTAGAAGCAGCCCGTAGGCATGGGCTTAGCGTGATTTGCGGACACACTCACAGGGCTGGACAATCGGCCTTTACAGAGGCCTCAGGGGGCAAATTAGGGCGTATTCTGCGTGGCTTCGAAGGTGGACATCTCATGGACATTCGCAAGGCTGCCTATACCAAGGGGACAATGAACTGGCAACAGGCATTCTTGATCCTTGAAGAAGATGCTAAGGGTGTCCAGGTATCAATCATTCACATTGAAAAGGACGGAACCTTTGCCGTTAACGGTCGTAGGTATGGACGATCTAGATAATCCGCTTCGGCGCGACATCGACAATCACATGGACGATGCAGAATTGTTACCATTTCGTTATCAAAAGGTGCTTGATTAGTCCTCGGTAACCTGTACCTTAAGCCTTATCAGTGAATCGTTCACTTGATGGAAAGGGCTAAAATGAACACAGATCTTTATTTTTATCTAGTTATGTTAGCGTTTCTAGTAGTTGGAATTGCTGCTGGTTATGGCATGGGATTTAAAGAAGGCAAAGAAGAAGGTTACGCACTCGGCCGTTCGGTCGCTCGACACACATTCTGGTCAGAGTGAAGGCCAAGGATATTCTCGATGAAGCTAAGCAGCTACTCACCGACCGAGGTGACGAATACGGCGACTCAACTCTTAATCACATTCGAATCGCAAGACTCTGGAGTGTGTATCTTGACAAAAACATTGAGCCACACGAAGTCGCAATCTGCCTTATCCTCACCAAGATCTCGAGAACTCAAACTACGGCAGACCACCCAGACAGTTACGCAGACATCTGTGCGTACTCTGCAATCGCTGGCCAGATTACATCAACTGATTGGAACGACCTTGACAGTTACTAAAGCAAAGTCCGGTACTTGGTGTGATTACTGCAAGATGCGTTGGGGTCAAGATCACCCTAATGGCAAAGGTAAGACTTTTGCAGTTTGGACTGTGGTAAGTCAGCATGCAAAGTCTAAAGGAATCAACCGACATTACTGCCAGCCTTGTGCTGTATGGGTGTCAATCTGGCCAGATGGATCTCACTGGCCTTTAACCGAGCAAGCCGACTTTTTAGTGAAGCAAGAGGAGATCGGATTATGAAAGAAAAACGTTTTACCTTTATTAAATTAGAGCACATGATTGGTTTTGGCATAGACCTATCGCGTCTTCATTATTACGAATATCGTTGGTGGGAATGTGAGTTACATATCACCTTAGGTTCATACTATTGGACATGGGAAATTAAAAAGCGCGAAGAGGAGATCGATCATGGCGTTTAACCTGGCAGATTATGAAACAGTCGAAAGCCGACTGGAAAAGTTTTGGAAGGAGTTTCCCGATGGACGGGTATCAACTGAATTGGAAGTTTGTGAAGCTCATAGATATGTTGTTAAAGCCTATCTCTACCGCACTTATCTCGACCAAGTCGCATACTCGACTGGGTTTGCTGAAGAGAAGGATTCTGATCGCGGCGTTAATGCCACTAGTGCACTTGAAAACTGCGAGACTAGTGCGATCGGCAGAGCACTTGCGAATGCAGGTTTTGCTACTAAGGGCAGACGGCCTTCCCGAGAAGAAATGGTCAAAGTATCAGTGGCAGGAAGAAGCGGAAGCGCGCAACCTGAAAAACCAATCTTAAAAGAGAAGTTCCCAGAGCCAGTAGCAGATGCCTGGACAATAGAAAACCCTAAAGATGTCCAAGAAGTCGTACAAGTCGAAGGTGCGCCTACGCTTAACTCAGCGATGAACTTACTAGCTAATGAACTTAATGCAAAAGAAGTTCCACAGGCTCCTAAGTGTCAACACGATTTTATGATTATGAAAAGCGGCGTGTCCTCAAAAACGGGAAAGCCCTACCAGGGTTATACCTGTCCATCTAAGAATCGGGCAGAACAATGCCCACCGATCTGGTTGTAACTAATGGCTTCCCAGCATCGTAAACATAGGGGCTACCGCACTCAGAAGTGCGTCGCTGAGTACCTAAAAAAGTGGTTCCCTTATGCAGACAGTGCTGGGGCAGGTAGGCAAGGCAGTGATGTCACAGGTGTCCCGTTCGACATCGAAGTGAAAGCACGATCTGCCTTCCAACCGAAGGAGTGGCTGGATCAGACACGCAAACGCTCAGATGGGAAGCTGAGTGTTGTGGTTATGAGATTCAATGGACAGGGAGAAGATGCAGCGGAATACGGTGCAATGCTTCGATTCTCAGATCTGGTTCAGCTACTCAATAAAGTAGATTACGCAGAATGGTTTCAAGAGCCAAGCCGATGCAAAGGCTGTGGCACTTGGTTGATTAGCAGTTACACATATTGCACGAAATGCGAGGAACACAATGCCAGTGTATGACTATGAATGCATAGTATGTGGGCAAACGCAAGAGCTTGAACACTCAATGAGCGCAGTAGGTAACCCGGTACTGCATTGTTCAACTCCCATGATTCGGGTATTCACAGCCACACCAGCGATCTTCAAAGGTACTGGCTGGGGTAAGGATAAGTAATGCCATTCGATTACAAGTTAAAATCTGATAGCACTGCACACTTCAGCTGCTGTGATGAAATCCAATTCGAATACATGTGCGCTTACTGTTATCAAGCAATGGGTTGCCAGATGTGTGCATTTGATATAACAGTTCGTCATGATTGCTTACAAGACTAAGCCTCTCACCTGCACTTATACAAAGGAGTTGCAATGGATTTGACACGACTGCTACGCTATAACTCGCTAGCGAGCGCCTGTGGGCGATTGCTCGCGACCGCGTGTTTAGCTGTTGGGGCAGGTCTATTCATATATGAATCAGCACCCACAGAAGCAGTAGCAAAAGAAGTTAAACCTTTAACGATTAAAGAATATATTCAAAGCCATTTAACAGTTAACACTTACAAGTGTTTAGATACTCTTGCTACTAAAGAGAGTAACTGGAACTTCAAGGCTAAGAATGGTAGCCATCATGGATTCTTGCAGGGTAGATCACAATGGTTAGCTACTGCTACTCCTGAAGAGCAATACGATTGGGCTAGACGATATGTCATCAATCGCTATGGTGAAACAGAGTATGATGAGCCTGACTTCTGTGCAGCTCTAGATCATTGGAAGAAACACTCATGGCATTAGATAAGTTAAACAGCAGACGATACCGGTCACAGCGTGAGCGTGTGTTCATGCGTGATGGCAGAGTGTGTCAGATCTGTGGCACTGACCAGGGTGAGATGCACATCGATCACATCATTCCTCGTAAGGTTGGTGGAACTCATGACCTGGACAATCTTAGAGTCTTATGCAAGTCATGCAATCTACGCAAAGGAAGCATGAATGATGGGGTTTTTTTAGGTAAGACGGCTAC